GAAATCTGTGAGCTACACAATTGGAGTACCTTGTCGATATCGACTGTAGGCTTTAATGTTTGAATACTAGCGTTATCGCTACCCTCGTCGGTCTTTATATTAATGATAGTGTCTGGGTTTAGCTTAAGCTTCTCGTCGTCCGCATCGATCGTGATTATTGTACTGAAACTTTGGAATTTTGTGGCGTAGTTGAGGTCTGTGAGCAAGAGGGGCACTAGTAGAGACATTTCAAAGTCGTCGTCCTGGAGCATAGGCATAACAAGGTTTTCAGAGTTGTTCGCATATACAAATGGAACCGTTCCATAAGGATTCACACCATCCTGTTCAAGCCTTGCCATTTCACTTTGCAACACATCACCCTTGCCAGACATCACCATAAACTCTGTGTCAGTATATACATGGTAAACGTCTACAAGATCGGAGCCTATTTTAATAGGATCCATAAAAATAATGTAGATATCTGCTGCTGACGGATCGACATTGTCTACATTCATCACCAGAAATTCATGGTTTGGAATGGTTCTACAGAATGGGGACCTCTTGAGTAGCAAGCCCTCTGGGTTTTTCAGCATAAAATGCAACAGGGAATAGCTGTAGGCATTGTAAAACTCGTTATTGGTATTCATCTTGTCATTGATTGAAAGTTCACGCTCGTACCAACTTAAAAGTTCTTTATCGTTTTCGTTGCCGTTTACAACCCGTCTAATCACATTGTATTGATAAATTGTGGATAGCTTGTCGATAACTTTGCGGTAATAGTTGATTGGAGCAATTCGCTCCATAACCTTTGATGCTGTTTCCGCTCCAAGGTCTCTAACAAGTTTTGCCCTCAATTGGTCGATAATTCTTTTTTCCAAAAGCTGAAAAATCTTAGCATTGGTGTCTAACCGCACTTGGTTATCAGCGTTTTTGATATAATTTAGGATGTACTCTCTGGAACTAGCTTCAAATATTGATTCGCCTATCATTTTTTTCTTACCCCTGACTTGCGATTTAGGTTTCTTAGCGTGGAATAAATATTGTAACCGATTGCCGTGGTTATGTGCTGGCTCCTCATGGTGTCATCCTCGACAAAATTAGCACCTTTTTTAAGCTTAGTAGTTAATAAACCTTGGTGCGCAGTTGGTGCTTGCTTGTATACAAACAATCTAACCTCACCTAGGTCATTTTTGCAATATGAGTTGACAAGCATATGTCTTTTACGTATGGGTGGGTTCGCCTTTGGCACTTTCATCTCGTAGCTAATTTGTTTTTGCTCCAAGAACGAGGTGATTATCTGGTAGTTCCCAAGTTTGCTGGCTGTATTTCTCGCCCTTCCAGTAGCATCACCATGAATAATAATATGGTAGTGATCTAGTAAACCACGCTCGTATAAGTCTTCGCAGATGTCCAATGTGTAGGAACCATCAATCACGCTCTCATTGTAGAAATGGAAAGTATCTGTTTCAGGATGGTATTGACTAAGCACACATGACATAGGCTTGTTGAGTGAAATATTAAAATCCCATGATATTCTAACGGGCAAGTCATCACGTATTTTATAGGCTTTATCAATTCTATTAGTATTGGGATCATAAGCCGCATAAATCCCCTTACCAGCTAGGCTGATCCACTTACCTCGTAGATAACGCTCGGCCTCTAGTGGCGAATAATCCTGTCTTAGCTGTTTTATGTAGACCGGATCTAAATAGGGATTGTCAGTGGTAATTGAGTAAAAGACATACCGAGACGTAAAGTTATTTTCGTTTTCTATAAAATACCGATGCAAAAACGATTCAGGAGGACCTGGGTTGGTAGCAAGGATTAGGAAGTTTTCAGGTACATTATGGATACGTCTAAGTCGCGCCTTGAACTGTGAGAAGCCACTACCTGCTTCGTAGAATTCGTCGTCAAAATCTGTAGCCTCCTCAATGATTATTCCAGAGAGTTTCAATGAACGAACTTTTGACCATCTGCGATCACCAAAACTCACCGCTATGATCTCGCTGCCATTGTGGAACTTGATCTCGCAAGTATTTGAACGTGTCTTATAGTGAACACCCTCTATAAACTTGTCCGACAGATGCTCTATTATTTCTTGGTAAATTGTTTTACGTAAGTCGGGAAGCGATTGCCTTGAAATAGCCACCCTTGCTCCAGGCCATCGTAGACAATGAGATATAGCCCAGTGAGCACATAATATTGATTTAGCTGATCCTACACTTCCACTTAACAATATCTCTGGCGTGTATCTGGAATAATCATGATTGTATAAAAGGTCTAGGCATTCTGTTTGATAGCCGAAGGGTATAAACTGCGTGAAGTATGGCTTGGAGTTCACCCATCACCTTTCAAATCTTTAGGATCATAACTTATCTTAAATTCCATTTCTTGCTTATTCTGATCCTCAGGTGCGGTGTAAGGTGCTTTATTGTAATCACGATAAAACCGCTGTTTCATGATGAATTGGATCATGCCAGTATTGTGCTTGTCGTATTTACCTTTGTGGGCTTTATCATATAGCCTTCCAGTTGCAGCTTGCATCGCAAAATTTTCCCACCACTCCAAACTACGCTTTGCAGCTATGTCACAAGCCTCCTGAAATTCTGGAAAACGTTTTTTCCAATCTCTTATGCGTGAATCAGATACTTCAATTTTAGCTGCAAACGAATTAAAGCTTGCACCGTTTTTCATGTGCTCTATTACATCCTCGCAATACCTCTTTTTGTATTTTGTTGGCCTACCTGCTGGCATTTATAACCTCACTTCCCATTCCAGTATAGTTTTTCAGATTTTTTCTTATTAATTGTTTTACCACCTTTAAGCAGTGGACGTTTATCAATCGAGTAGACGCATTTAAACCTGCTATCAGTAATATTGTACTCTGATATATATACAGGGTGATTTATATTAGCTGCCCAATCAAAAAACTTAGCGTGATTGAAACTACCAAGATATTCCGCAGTGCCTTTATATGGAGGGTCGCAATAGATAACTGAATTAGGCTTTATTTCAACTTCGTCATAGCTACCAGTTAAGATTTTTAGCTCTAGCCGCTCTAGCCGCTCTAGCTGCTGTAGCCGCTCTAGCCGAGCTAGCTGCTGTAGCTGCTGTAGCTGATCTAGCTGCTGTAGCTTCTGTAGCTGATCTAGCTCCGATTTCGATTTATTCTTATAAATATATTTTACACGCTGCCTAAAATATAACCTCCGTCTTTTAATATCAGTTTCAGGAAACGTCTTTGGCCACTTGCTAAAACCTATTATTTTACTAGCAATGTCGTCAAACTCATCAAATACCACTGCCATGTGCATACATTTTTTATAGGCTTCAATATCTTTACCGAAAAGATAATTCTTTTGATTGTTACCAAATGACCATATCATTCTTATATATGGATCTTTATCCTTCAGCCTAAAAAAGTCCTCTCTTGAAACCCAAGGTGGTTTGAAATTCTTATATGAGTACTTGCCAGCAATAGCGTTTCTAATGATCTCAGCGTTACCAGGCTGAATATCGTTGTAGATGATATTCTTGTACTTGTGTGACTTCTTAAGTGCCATGCAATGTGTGATAGCACCACCACCACCAAACAAGTCATAAAAGTTTTCTGCACTAGGTAAAAAAGAACAAATAGACATTGCTATCTTGTCCTTTGAACCCATATATAGAATGCCAAATTTTCCCATTGCTAACCTATCTTCACGTTTAGTCCACGGTCATTTAATTCAGCAAATACGTCTTCCATTTCCTGATCGTCTTCAAATGTTATAACAAGCTTTAGCTGTTTTTCAGATTGGTCTTTAGGTTCTTTAAAATTGAAATCGTCTTCTTCTATTTTGCCAAAGTCATCACCAAAACCAATTAGCTCAGGCTCATCTATTTCCGCCAACTGTTCTCTCAATCGCTCCATGTTCCAGTCGGCAAGCTCAGCTGTTCTGTTTAAAGCGAGTGCAAGTGCCTTAGCTTTTTTATCGTCAAGGTCAACATAGTGGACTGGTGCTGTCTTAAAACCCATCGCCTTCATAACCTCAAGACGACCATTCCCACCTAGAACGATATTATTTCTACGCTGCACTACTAGAGGTTCAACGACATCGAACTGTTTAATAGAGCCACGGATAGCTGCAAGGTTCTTATCGTCATGGGTTCTGGCGTTCTCTGGATCGGGAATTAACGCCTCGATATCGACTTCTACAATGTCCATTTATAGCTCCTTATATATTACCATGAACTTACCTTGGGTAATATTTAGACCCCTAGGAATCTGCCAAAAAGTAATAATTGCTAATTTTCTTAGCCGTAAGCTACCAATTTTACATATGAAAAAAAAGCGAAAAAAGTCCTAAATCTTTTTGACGTAATACCGATAAGTGTATTATTGGCGGGGGAAATGGTCACCTGCTGAAACTAAAAAGAAAGGGAAAACAAAATGAGACGACCAAACAAATTACAAATCAAATTATTATCGTTAATACTTAAGGACGAGTTCCTTATTGACTGGCTTGAGCTTGTCGGATTTGAACAGGAAGTGAAAAAGCTGGAGCAAATGGGCTATATCGAGAAACGATACGGCTTTAAAACTCTCGCCCACGAATTACTAGATAGTGAAAACGAGATTGATTGGTATGTTTATACATATAGGGAGGGCCTTTGAAATGAAACGCATATCAATACACCTAGACGAGTCGATTCTCCAATGGATCGACTCACAAGCTAAGAACAGGTCGCATTTTATCAGGCAGGCTATCGAACGTGAGTACCAACGTGTAAGAGAAATCGAACTAGAAATATTAAGTAGACAAAATAAAAAAACTCTCAAATTTTTTGAGGCGTGGCACCCAGGTATTTCTCTCTCATTGACCTTAGAGGAGGTCTTTAGTCTTTTTTCACTAGGTAGTCATTTGCCATTAAATCTTCAGCACCGGCACGAAAAGCAGTCTCTTTACCATTGTCCCTAACACGTTTAATCACGCCTTGCTCCGGCATGTGTAGATAGGTTTTTCCTTCCCAAGCTCTGCGAGTGATCTTTACACCACTTGTTTCCATTTTCTTTACGCCATTTAGTATACTAGCCATAATTTTTTTCCTTAAATTTTTGTTTTGGAATTTTACCGAGAAAAGCCTGCCGCAAGGTCTGTCATCCATGATTTTTAAAAAACGGTAGCAAGCAGAACTTTCCCCAGCCGTTTGAACAAAGACACTTTTTTTAGAGGTAAAAAGAAACCAGGCAGAGGTTCCAACGAGCCGTCGAGCAACGTTACACATCTTGTTTTAAAAAAATGCCGGAACCTCTGCCAATCTTTCTTTTCAAAAGCAAATTAACATAATTTTAATATATTGCAATATGAAACTATTGATTAGGCTTGGTGATTAAATTGTTTTTACACTCAAGCTTGCAAACGCTTGCAGAGGGAATAACTCGAAAACTATTCCAGCCAGTGGTTCGATCAAAACTATATTCAAACGTGGAGCTTTTATAGGTAATGGCAACGTGTATATAAGAGACATCACCCATTGCATTTGCTGCGGCTTCAATAGCATCTCTTACGGCTTCGGGCGCTTTACTTAAACCAGGCACACCTTTTCTTTTGCTCGAAAGGGGAGTCATTGGTGAGTCGGTAAGAAGATATGAGTTATACGAACATTCGTCGTCGTAATCCGACTGGCAAGCAATAGTTACAACATATCCCTCTTTAGGGGACAGGTTAAATCTTGTGGCTTCGGCACTTGATGCTGCTAGCAATAGCACTGGTAAAATCAGTTTTTTCATACATACCTCCTTTGAGAGAGGTATATAGCAGTTTAAATCTCTTTATGCCACCAATCACGTATCCAGCAAAAGAATTTCGCAATACACCAAACGCTTACAATAGGAAAAATCACTAGAGAAAAAAATAGAAAACCAACGATGTACCACCAAGGCTCAGCTAAAAATGCTTCCATTACTTACCTCCTATAAGTCTGCCAATTGTTTTAAAGAGTGCGGTTGCGTGAATATGAATAATATTCAAGCCGGTATTAAGAACATTGAGTAGAATTACCAATAGAAAAAATGCGGCTATTACAAAATAAATGGTATACTCGTCGAGCATTAGAGCAATGTTATCGACGAGTTTATCCACTAAATCGTTGATTATCTTATCTTTATTGATAAGCCTCACAGAGAAACTCCCCACCCAAGTTTTTTTGTGTGAGGTTATTATATCATGTTTCACGCCATAGCATACATTCACGCCTAAACTCAGCAGGAAGTATATCGGTTCGACCTTCCCTGTTTTTATCGATTATTATTTCCGCATGGGTAGGAATGCTCATTGCTGGCATATCGTCCTGGCCGCCACGGGTTTTATAGTTATTAAACTTACCCAACTTATCGTCACCGGACTGTTCCTTACGTTTATTAAATAAATAAACCGGATCATGCAGGAACCATATATGGTGGGCATCTTGTGCAATGGTGCTCGACTCCCTGATCATGCCTCGGTGGGGTCTTTTATCTAACTCCTTTTCCGAGGGCTTTCTAAACTGTGCTAGGGCTATCACACAGATGTTTTCCTGTTTTGCCAGCGCAAGAAGTCTACGGCTAATATCAATAAAGCCTTCCCTGATTTTTCCAGAAATAGGCATCTGATGCATATGGTCGATAACTATGTAGTCGCATGGGTTCTTTTTGATACGTGCCTTTACATACCCAATGAGGTCATGTATAGCGCCTTTCTGGCTTTTATCTTTGTAAAGCAGTTCGTCACCGAAATCAGATAGCCGATCCTTAATTGTTGATAGCTCCTGCGGTGAGAGGTCTTTACGTAATATGCGCTCCATTGGAATCTTTGTTGTTATCGAGGCAATTCTAAATTGCAGATTTTCCGGTGTGCTCTCATAAAAGAAATAAATTCCCCTGGCACCCTCCCTAGCCAAACCGAGGCATAGGTTTACTGCGAATGCTGTTTTCCCCCCCGACTCGATTGCGCCTACGATGCATAGCTCGCCTTTGTGCAGCGGTGCAATTTCGTTAAGCCTCGCAAAACTGTCTTGTGGTAGATAGCCCTCACGCAGTTCCTCACCACTTTCCAGCTTGCCAATGATCTTGCGGCTGACTTCACCCCAGTCCATAGCATCATCCCCTTGCGATGTTTTTAATTCCTCAATCGATTGCAGTTCAGCAATGATGCGAGCGATATCAACGATAGGCCCTAGAGCTAGGCTTGCCCTTAGAAGTGAGTGGGCTTTAATATTGACGTGGTTTTCAATCAACTTGTTGACGTAGAAGTTGACGTTCTGCGTGATTGCCGCGTTCTCCGTCAACTCGACTAGATAGTCGGGTTTGACGTTGGTTTTTTTCGACTGCAACGCCTGATAGACGGTCATGATATCGATCGGGGTACTTTCCAGTTCCAGCTCGACCATGGCTTCCCAAATAGACGCATTTGCTTCGAGCGTGAAAAACTCGCTGTAGACCGCCGAGCTAAAAACAGGGACGTTATCAGGGTTTTTTAGAATCGACCCAAGGACTGCCCGTTCCGTTGCTTGGGCTTGCGTTATAAAGGTCTGGGGTGTTATTGTTTTCATACCTTCCTTTCTTGGGGGATACTTTTAAAGTGTTTTGTTTGGTTTTGGTAGTTAGCCAGCGTGCTCCTAATCACTGCTGGCTTTCTCTTTTTCCCTATACTCAGTTATTACGCCATTAAAAATATTTGGCAGCTCCAAAATCTCAAATTCAGTTCGATCGGTCGGGTCATGCCAGACGAATTTTATTCCTGCCTCGGCTATTTCTTTAAGAGCACGTTCAAAATACGTAGGGCCATGCTTTTCTAGCTCTGCCAGAAACATAGCGTTCTTTTCCCCAGAGCTGGCATGCCCTGTAACCTGGTTAACTAGGCCATAAAACCTCACCAAAGAAGACTTAGTAGTAGTAGTAGTAGTAGTAGTGACGCTCTTGTCAGGAGGCAGAGGGTCGCTAAGGCGCACCTCCCCC